GCCTGGATCGCCTGCCTGTAGCGGAGCCGCCCCCGCCTGCCCCCGTAGCGCCCCACACGGCACCGGCGGCACCTGACCAGCGGAACACCATGCCCGGCGGAACGCGTGACGGGAAGGGCCGCTACAGCCGCACCATCGACACCGCCCGCCGTGACGCTGAGGCGGCGGCGCTGCGCGCCAGTGGCCGAACCTTTGACCAGATCGCCGCCGAACTCCGATTCTCCTCCAGGGCGAAAGCGTACGAGGCCGTGCAGCGCGCTTACGCGGACATCCCCTACGAGGGCGTCGAGGAGGCGCGGCGGCTGGATCTTGAGCGGATCGACCGGCTGATCGGGCACTGCTGGGCCGTGATGCTGCGCGAGCACCTCACCATCTCCCAGGGCCGCATCGTCGGCAAGCGTGTTGGCTGGGAACGGGACGAGGCGACCGGCGAGGTTCTGCGCGATGGCGACGGGGCGCCGGTCCCGGTGTACGAGGACATCCTTGACGACGGGCCGGGAATGACGGCGGTCCGGGAAATCCGCGGGCTGCTGGAACGCCGCGCCCGGATCACCGGCTACGACGCGCCCGCCCGGTCCCGGATCGAGGTCGTCACCCCGGAGACGGTCGAGGCCCACATCGCCGCCCTGGAGGCGGAGCTTGCCCGCAACGACCCCGCTAAGCCGGAAATTGGTCAAACCTAACTTATAATGGCCTCTATGGGCGCACATGGGATATGGGATCTGAATTGCCTGATCAGCCAGGTGGAGTCGGTGTGCGAGATCACCCCGGACGGCTGCTGGCTGTGGCGGTACGGGGTGTGGGAAGACCGCGGCCTGACCGACGAGCAGGCGGCGTATCCGCGGCTCATGATCGGGGGCGTGCGCAAGCACGTGGCCTACTGGGTCCTCACGGCGTCCGGCCAGCCGAAGCCGCCCGGCGGCGAGCCGTGCCACAGCTGCGACCGTCCGCCGTGCGTCGCCCCGCACCACCTGCGCTGGGGTACGCACAAGGAGAACATGGCGGAGATGGGCCGGCGGGGGCGCAGCGGGCCGACACGTCACCCGGAAAGCCGGATCTGGGGTGCCGATCATCTCTACCGCCTGCACCCCGAGCTCATCCCGCGCGGGCCGCGTCCGGGCAACTACGCGTCCGGGGACGACCACTGGACGAGGCGCATGCCCGAGCAGATCACCCACCGCGGCACCAATCACACCTTCGCGCGGCTGACTCCCGAGATCGTGCTGGAGATCAGGGAGCGCGGCAGGGCCGGCGAACGGGCGACGTCGATCGCCCGGGGTCTTGGCGTCGGCCGGACGACAGTGCGGGCTGTCCTCGAGGGCCGCACCTGGAAGGATGTCGCGTAAGGAGGGCGCATGCCGGCGCCCGTCATTGACGCCAGCCTGGACCGGCTCCGCTACCTCCGGGAACTCCAGAAGCGCGCCGCCAGGAAGGTCCAGGAGATGGACGCGGCGGATGACCCGCGGGTCAAGTGGCGGGAGATGGCCCGCCCTGAGCAGCTGCTGCCGCCCGGCGATGACTGGCGGGTCTGCTACTGGCAGGGCGGCCGGGGGGCCGGCAAGAACGCCTCGTGCTCGAACGCCCTGGCCGACTGGGTGCTGTCCGACGCGGACGGCGAAGGCGAGTACGGGATCATCGCGCCGACCTTCGCCGACGCGTGGACTAAATGTGTCGAGGGGAAGACCGGCCTGCTGCGGGCGCTGGGCACGTCGATGGCGGAGGTTAATGACCGCCGCAGCAAGATAGTCCGCTCGGCGTTGCACACCCGCGGGCAGGTGGTGCTGCACAACGGGATCGTCGTCTTCGTCGACTCGGCGGCTGAGGGCGGTGTGCGGGTGCAGGGCCGCAACCTCAAGGGTGCTTGGTGTTCGGAAATAGGTTTGTGGGATAAGTGGGAGACCGCGTGGAAAGAGTCCGTCGTCTACGCGGTCCGCGACGGGCGCAGCCAGATCATCGCGGACGGCACCCCGAAGGCCAGCCGCAAGGCCCGCACGCTGATCCGGTCGCTGATCCGCAACGACCCTGAGCACGGCGGGGTGATCATCCGCAAGCTGCGGACCCGGGACAACATCGCTAACCTGTCCGAGGCGTTCGTCCGCGCGGTGATCGGCGGGTTCCGCGGCACTCGCCTGGAACAGCAGGAGCTCGAAGGCGAGCTCCTCGACGATGTGGCGAACGCCCTGTGGACCAGGGACCTTCTCGACTCCATTAGGTGCCCCGCGGTCGGCGAGCGGGGCGGGCCGCCGTACCTGCTGAAAACCTACATCGGCGTCGACCCCTCGGACGGGTCCGAGGACTCCGATGAGCAGGCGTACACGGTGATCGGGAAAGGCATGCCCGAGGACCGGCACCTGTACGTCGCGGAGAACTGGGGCGGGCAGGAGTCCCCGGTCCTGTTCGCCAAGCGGGTGATCCGCAAGGCCGTGGAGTGGGACGCGACGGTCGTGGTGGAGAAGAACCACGGCGGCAAGTGGCTGACCGCCGTGTTCGCCCAGGCGCAGAAGGACATGCACACCAGCGTCCGGGTGGAGACGGTCCATGCCAGCGACGGCAAGCGGGCCAGGGCCGAGCCGGTGGCGGTCATGTACGACCGGATGAGCGATGACGGCCGGCCGCTGGTGCTGCACTGCCACCGAACGTGGAAGGACGAGGACGGGCATGTGCGGGTGGATGAGCATATGCCGGAACTGGAGGACTGCATGGCTACGTTCAGCGGCGCGGCCGGGGAGAAAAGCCCGGACCGGCTCGACTCGCTTGTCTGGGGGGCTAACAGGTTCCTGCGCGATACGTTCGGGCCGCCCGGTAAGACCGGGGTTCGCAAGTGGGCGGGCAATCAGGAGCTCAACGACATCGGCCAGTCCGAGGACGCGCAGATGCGCCGGCGTATGCGCGGTGCCCACGGAGGGGCGTACGACCGGGAAACGCCGGAATCCGCGCCGTGGAGTGTCGACGGTTTCGCTCCGGAGGACGACACGCAGCAGCACCCGGAGCACGGGCGCCGCGGGAATGTCAGATCGTGGCGGTAGGGTCCGCACCGAGCAGCCGCTGCACGGTCTCCTGGATCGCGTCGTACTCAGCGTCTCCGGGAAGCGCTCCTCCCGGAGCCTGATAGCGGGCGTCAAGTTCGGCCCACACTTCCGGCCATGAGTTCCTGAGCAGCACGAGGTTGGCGGTGTCGGCCCGGCGCATCGCGGCCATGATAAGGCCGTAAAAAGGCGCATCGAAGGCGAGCTGCTGGCTTGCCGTGTAGTCGTAGAGGCTCACGTCCGCCTCACGTCGTAGGCGCATAGCCAGTCGGTGTTGCCCTCGGGGTCGGTGATCTGGTACTGGCTGTGCGGCTCGTCCCGGCCGGGGCCGGTTTCGCAGGGCTCAACTTCTTCGACGCGCATCGGGAACCCGGGCATCAGCTTGTGCTCGATCGCGTCGCCGATCAGGGCGCCTTGCAGCGGCAGGCTGTCTTCGGGCGGGTACATCAGGTTGCCTCCTTGGCTTCGTGGCGCTCTGCGGACTTGATGATGGAGTCGACTGTCGGCCCCTTGACGCCGAGCACGGCGGCGATCTTGTACTTGGACCAGTCGTGCTCGCGGGCCAGCATGACGGCTCTGCGGCGGCGAGCCGGCGCCTCGCGGGCCTTTTCGACATCGGCCTGCGCCTCGACCAGCTCGCGCTCGATCTCGTCATTGTCCATACGGTCTAGCGTACACCTATGTGCCGTAGCCACGCCACACTTGACAATGCCAACAGTGGTATGTATATTTCAGGTGTAGGGCAAGAACAACTGAACAGCGAGCAAGGCGCCCCGGTTGAGGGCGTGCGTGCGGGCTAGCTGCCCCCAGTCCGGTAGCGCGGTAAAAGCCGCGCCCTGAATAATCCGGTCACGGTCACCAGCTAGCAGGACAACCCGGATCAGAGATCAGCCGCAGCGGCAAGCCGCTGAAGGAACCTCCCGGACCTGCACCGCACGTACGCCCCTCAACCGGGCACCTCGCCCGCGACAACCCCCAACCGCACCGCAACCCCCAGGAGAGCATCACCATCATGACCGCCGCCACACTCGACCAGCCCGAAGCCCCCGACGTCCAGCCGGACCCCCCGAAGCCGAAGCACTCCCGCAAGTTCCGCGTCCTGCGCGGCATCGGCATCGGCTTCGCCGGGCTGGTAGTCCTCTCGGGCGTCATCGGCGCGATCGAAGGCCCCCAGCCGGTCCCTGCGGCTGCCGTCTCCGCCCCTGCCACCCCGGCCGCGGCGATCCAGGGAATCCAGGCGATCCCGCCCGGTGTCGCGGCTCCGGCCAAGGCGACCCCGAAGCCTGCGGCGAAGGTCGCACCGAAGCCCGCGGTCACCGTCACGGCCAAGGCCGCGCCTGCGCCGGCCGTCACCGTCACAGCCCCGCCGGCCGCCCCGGCACAGCCCGCAGCCCCGGCAGCCCCGGCCGTGACGGGGGCGCAGGCGCAGGCTCTGCAGTCCGCCCAGGGCTACCTCGGCGACGGCCAGGGCTTCAGCCGCGCCGGCCTCATCGCGCAGCTAGACAGCCCTTACGGCGGCCAGTTCAGCGTGGCCGACGCCACATGGGCCGCTGATCACTCTGGTGCTGACTGGGACGCCCAGGCTGTCATCGCTGCGAAGGGCTACATGAGCGACGGGCAGGGCTTCAGCCGCGCCGGGCTGATCGCTCAGCTAGACAGTCCTTACGGCGGGCAGTTCACCGTGGCCCAGGCCACTTACGCTGCTGGCCAGGCAGGGCTGTAGTCAACACCTGCTCGTCCTAAACAAAGGCAGGCCGCGAAGGAAAGCGTGCGCAGCCGTTCGATCGGCTGGCGGTCACTGGAAGATCCAAGACAGGCAGCGAAGGAGAGCAAGGCGATGACCACCGATCAGCCCGCGGTCTACACCCACACCGGCATGGAGGCGCACGACGGCTATGCGGCGCACAGCCACGAGGTCCGCCCCGACCACAGGGGAGTCCAGCGCGAGGTGCAGTCAGGTCAGCAGGCAGAAGCGGGGCAGGCCATGACCTACGTGTGGCTCACGTGCAGGGACCGGGACGACGTGCTCGGCCTGTTCAGCTCCCCGGAGCGAGCGAAGCGGGTGTGCCAGGACTCCGCGAACGAGTATTTCGGCCCTGGCCGCACCCCCGCCCTTCAGTGGCAGGGCGACGACACGTACTGCTCTGCGTCGTATCACCATCCCGGCACCGGCATGCAGGTGTTCACCATCAACATGTACGAGCTGGACAAGGTGCAGTCATGACCACCTATCCCGAGACCGAGACCGTCGCCCGCATCCTTGCGCGCGGCTACAACCGCCACACCCAGGACCACGGCCCGGACGGCAGCGCCGCCGGCGAGGTCACGCAGACCGC